CTTTAATTGCAAACCAAGAAGCAATCGCATATTGTTTCGCAGAAGTTGAAGGCTATTCCAAGTTTGGCAGTTACATAGGCAATGGTTCAACAGATGGTGTGTACGTTTACACAGGTTTTCGTCCTGCTTTTCTTATTGTAAAACAAACAGATGCCTCTAACAGGTGGATTATGTTTGATAATAAAAGAGGTTCTCAAGATGAGTCTGATTCAACCATTACTAATCACAACCCTCTTGAAGAAAAGTTAGAATTAAACCCTGATGATGCAACCGCAGAGAGTACAAGCGGAACAGATTGTTTTGATTTTTTATCAAATGGTTTTAAGTTGAGAAGAAGTGGTGATGTGTATAATGGTTCTGGTCACGACTACATCTACATGGCATTTGCTGAAATGCCTTTTAAATATGCAAATGCAAGATAGGAGTAAATAATGTGGAAATATAATGGCAAAGCAATCAGGGCTGGTAGAGGCTGGGTTGATAGCTATGGTGTACAACATCCTTCATCTTGGTCAAGATGGTCTGATGCAGAAAAAACTTCTAAAGGTTTGGTTTGGGAAGATGACCCAGCACCGTTTGACAACAGGTTCTACAGTTCTGCTGGTAACGCAAAGGCTTTGGATGATGTTACTGATGATGATGGTAACATAACAAAAGGTCTTAAAAGCCAGTATAAGGCACTGACTAAAAAGACAGCAGGGTCACTACTAGCACCTACAGATTGGTATGTAGTACGCAAAGCAGAGGATAGCACAACCACTATACCGACAGATGTTGCTACCTATCGTGCGGCTGTCAGGACTGCTTCTGGTACAATAGAGACTGCAATAGATGGTGCGGCTGACCTTACAGCTTTCATTGCATTGTTTGACACGCCAGTGGATAGCGATGGCAACCCAACAGGTAACGCACCTATACATAACTGGCCTGACCCACTGGATTAAGTAGATGTCGTTTTCCTCTTCCGCATTCTCCCAAGCCCCGTTTGCAGCAGAAGGTCGCATTGCCCAGATTATAGAAGCAACAGCTAGTGTTTCTGGTCAGGCAACCGTACCTAACGTTGTTTCGATACGGGTTCAAAGTGTTGCGGCAAGTGTTTCAGGTGCAGGTACGCAATCTAGTGTTGCTACAGCGAGGCTAACGGCAGAGTCCTCTGTTTCTGCAGCAGGTACGTCGAGTGCATCAGGAACTGCCCTAAGACCGGGTGACTCCGCAATATCTGGACAGGCTTCCGCAAGCGTATCTCCTGTACTAGTAGGAGATGGAAGCGGACAAAGTGACGGGCAAGGAACGACAACAGCGGGTGTTGTTAGGGTACGAAACGCAGGTGCTAGTGTTTCAGGTGCGGGTACGCAGGTAACAAATGTAGTCGCTACTCTAGTCGTAGATTCTAGTGTAACAGGCGCAGGTTCTGCAGCCTCTAGTCCTACTTCTCGTCTTGTTACTACCTCTACCATAGCAGGTGCGGGTACAGCCAGTTCTAGCCCAGTGTTAGACGCGCCTGTCTCAGGTTCTGTGTCTGGTGCAGGAACTGTTTCTGGAAGTTCCGTAAAAGTACTTAATGTTGATGGTACAGCTACTGGACAGGCGAGTGTAACGACAACAGCCACAGGAACACTTGACGCGGCTACCACGGCTACAGGTCAAGCAACTGTTTCGTCAACGGCTGTAAAAGTAAAAGATGCGGCATCCGTCATATCTGCAGCGGCTACCGTATCTGCCGATGCTATAAAAGTGTTTAATCTTGCAGGGTCTATATCTGCAGCAGCAACAACTAGTTCAGAAGCAACAAGGCTAACAGACGCTTCGTCTAGTGTTGTTGGAGTAGCATCCTTTAACGTAAGTGTGGTTGCGGGAGTTGTTGTATCGATACTAGGTGAAGGAACTGTTAGTAGCGTAGGCTTCCAATCATTTAAGTTTGTAGCATCAGAGTACGAAAGACAACGGGTTGTGTATGTAAGACAAGAACAATTACGAAGAGTTGCTGTACCAATAGAAAAATCACGTACAATTTACGTACCACAAGAAATTCAAAGAATAGCAAAGGCGGCATAAAATGGCACTACGTTGGCCCGATAAAGACCCAGACGAGTTGTTGGACTATACAATTGATTGGTCGCGTTACCTAGAAGGTTTGACAATTGCTTCTGTCGCTTGGAAACATATTCAAGCAGACGGCACAGAATCTTCTGAACTATCTGTATCTGATACATTCAACGGTTTAACAGTAAACAGAATAACCAACACATCAACCACCGCAACAATCGTCTTAAATGGCGGCACAGCGAATGTAGATAATAAAATTGTTTGTCAAGTAACGACAAGCAACGCTGCAAAAACTAGTGCGCCTATTGTTACTAAACGAACCGTAAACCTACGAGTTAGGGAGAGAAACTAATGGCATACAATTTTCTTGACATAGTTAACTCTGTAGCACGTCGTCTAAATGAAACCGAACTAACCTCAAGTAACTTTACAACAGCGAAAGGTTTCTATGCCAACATAAAAGACGCAGTAAACTCATCTATCCGCGACATAAACCAGTATCATCTGTACTGGCCTTACAACCACATCGCAGACGAGATAGTTTTAGTTGCGGGTGAAACTAGATATGCGTTTCCTGACGAAGCAAAGTACGTTGATTTCAACACCTTTCGTGTACAACGAGATACTGACCTAGACGTTGGCAGGGCTAGAAAGTTAGATATAATTAGTTATGTTGAGTACGTAGACAGATACATCGACCAAGAAGATGAAACAGTAGTTGCTAGAGGTGGTGTACCAGATAAAGTATTTCGTTCGCAGGATGGGTACTTCGGTATCGTACCTATGCCTGACAAAGCCTACACTATCAAGTACGAATACTTTGCAAGCCCTGTAGATTTAGAACTACACGATGATGTACCAACTATACCCCAGCCATACAAGCATGTAATAGTTGACGGTGCTATGTACTACTCCTACCAGTTTAGGGACAACATCGAAATGGCAGCAATGGCTAAGAGTAAATTTGATGAGGGTATCAAAAACATGCGTAAGATACTTGTAAACGAAAACTTCTATGTGAGGTCTATATAGATGCCGGACCGTTGGCAAACCTACCCTCTTGAATTTTCAGGGGGATTAATTAGCAACCTCAGTCCGTTACAGCACGGGATTACAGCCCCCGGTTCTGCACGTAACTTAATTAATTTTGAACCATCAACAGAGGGCGGTTATCGTCGCATAGAAGGGTACGACAAGTTTAATTCTAACGAGGTTACTGGGCAAAACAACATTCTTGGGGTTACTTTTTATAAAGACAGGGCAATCACAGCCCGTGACCAAACAGGGGGCGACCCAAAGTTGTTCGCGGGGGCTAGTGGTACAGATGCTTGGGTAGATTTGTCAACAAGCCTAACTCTAGGAAACAACGCCTCTCGTGTACGATTTGCAAAGTATAACTTTGATGGTACAGACAAGATGATAATTACGGACGGAATTGGATACCCCCTAATTCTAGCCGGAATAACAGCAGGGGATTTAAGTCAACTTAGTTCTAGTAATGGTAGTACGGATATTGAAGGTGCTACTCACGTTGTAGAATTTAAAGAACATATATTTCTTGCGAACGGTTCAGACCTTATATTTTCTGCGCCTTTTGAAGATGATGACTTTACAACTGCAAGTGGTGCTGGTATAATTAACGTAGGAAGTACGATTACTGCATTAATACCTTTTCGTGAACAACTGATTATATTCTCTGAATTTCGTATCAACAGACTAGTGGGCAACAGCGTTGCTGACTTCCAAGTACAACCGATTGCAGATGACATTGGCTGTGTTGCTGAAGACACCGCACAAGAAATTGCAGGAGATGTAATATTCTTAGGACCGGATGGTTTGCGTACGCTTGCAGGAACAGAGAAAAATCAAGACTTTGACTTGGCTGCAATAACCAAACCTATACAGAAAGAGATGGTTTCACTAACAACACAGAATACCACCTTTTCATCTGTAACCATACGAGAAAAATCACAATATCGTATTTTTGGTTTTGATGCAAACACGACAGAAGCCTCCTCTAAAGGTATTATGGGAACACAGTTACAAGGACAGCAAGGTCAGGTAATTAACTGGGCAGAAATAACAGGTATAAAGTCTTTTGTATCGGACTCAACATATACAGGTAGAGAAGAAATAGTTCTATTTGGTAACAACGACGGGTACGTGTATCAGATGGAGTCAGGCAACAGTTTTGACGGTGATGATATAACAGCAAGTTTTTCGACCCCGTACTTTCCAATTACTGACCCGCGAACACGCAAAACAATCTACCGTGCTACAGTATATACAGACCCTCAAGGTACGGTAGACTTAGATTTTAACGTAAAATATGACTTGAGTGAGTCTGGTGTAATAGAACCGGATACAATATCCCTTAGTAATACTTCTAGTTCTGGTGGTGTGTTTGTGTTTGGAAGCCCCGATGCTAAGTATGGTACAGCAGTTTACAGTGGAGAGTCTCTCCAATCAATATTCGACACACAAACTCAAGGTTCAGGGTTTACTGTGTCCCTACAATTTGAATCTAGCGGCACAAGCCCACCATTCTCAATGGACGCAGCCGTAATTGAATATGGACAATACGGGAGAAGGTAACAGAAATGGCAGGTTACACAAGAAACGATACAGCCAATAACATAGCTGATGGTAACGTTATTAGTGCTGCACCGCTAGATGGTGAATTTAATGCTATTGAAGCGGCATTTAATGTTGCAACAGGACACACACACGACGGGTCTACAACAGGCGATGGCGGACCGGTAAGCAAACTAGGTCCGTCAAGTCAATTAGAACAAACTAACTCAGCCCTTGTTCCAAATGCAGATGACAATCTAGACTTAGGTACATCATCCGCAGAGTTTAAGGATTTGTATTTAGACGGGGTTGCTTACATAGATAAGCTAACTGTTGCTGCATCTGACGGAAGTGACGACGGGGTAGGTTCGCACCTACAACCTGTAACAACAGCCACGTACGATTTGGGTTCGACAACCTACGCATTCAACAACGCATATCTAACTGCCATAAATATTCGCAAGGATGACTCTCCCATCCTAACGTTTACCAACCTATCTACTGACATGCTAGCAGCAGATAGCGTTGGTTCTATCGTTTGGGAAAGCCTAGACACACAACAGTCTGGAGTAGACTTAGCTAAGATTGACGCGGTAGTTGTAGATAGCTTGGATGATACAGGCAACGACGCTGTAAAGTTGGTGTTCCAAACAGGTAACTCCGAATCACTAACCACAGCCATGACACTAGAATCTGACGATTTGATTGCAGCAGACAATGTGCTTCTACAATCTGACAGTGCAGTCCTGTTCTTTGGGGCAGACGACGATGTTAGCCTAACGCACGTTGCTGACACAGCCCTACTTTTAAATGACGCGATAGCACTGCAGTTCAGAGACTCTGCTTTGTCTGTATCATCAAGTACGGACGGACAGCTTGACATTGCGGCTGATACAGAGTTAGAGATTGTTGCCCCTACGGTGGACATCGACGCTACTACCACAGTCACCATCGACACAGCTACCCTTGCAATAACAGGTGCAACAGACATCACAGGCGATTTGGATGTAGACAATATTAACATCAACGGTAACGCAATCACTAGTACGGACACCGATGGAAATATCGCCTTAACACCAAACGGTACTGGTGAGGTAGATATCAGCAAAGTTGACATCGATAGTGGTGCGATTGACGGCACAGTAATTGGTGGTTCATCTGCAGAAGCAGGTACTTTTACAAACTTAACTGCAAGCACAGACCTGACATTAGCAAGTGGCGCAACAGTAACTGCTATCTTAGATGAAGACACCCTAACTTCTGATAGCGATACAGCCCTAGCAACACAACAGTCAATTAAGGCGTACGTTGATGCAACGGTTGGAAATGCTGATTTAGATTTCCAAGCAGACACGGGTGGCGCATTAGCTATTGATTTAGATAGCGAAACCTTGACATTTACTGGCGGTACAGGCATCGATACAAGCGGTGCAGATAATGCTGTAACATTTGCGATAGACAGCACGGTCACTACCTTAACTGGTAGCCAAACACTAACAAACAAAACACTAACTACTCCTGTAATATCTAGCATTACTAACTCAGGTACAATAACCCTGCCAACAACAACAACGACATTGGCTGGACTAGCTATTGCACAAGAATATACCGCCACTCAAAACTTTGATGCAACTACAGTATCTTCTAGTAGTGGCGTACTTGCTTGGGATGTATCCGCAAATCAGGTTACATCTGTAACTACATCTGAAACAATCACATCAATAACCCACAGTAACCAAGTAGATGGTGGTGTGTACATCCTACGAATTATTCAAGGCGGCACGTCTTATGCTATAGGGGGTTGGGCAAGTACCTTTGAGTTTAATAGTGGAACAGCACCTAGTATAACAGGTACTAACTCAGAACACATAATTGTATTTTTATCTGATGGAACACGTATGTTAGAAATTGGTAACTCAATTAACTTGGCGGCTGTATAACTATGGAACTAGACGCAATGTTATTCTGGAACATAATCCTCACCGTAGTGATAGCCCCAGTGTTCTGGGCATTTCGTCAGATGTTTGCAGAAGTGAAACGGATACAGATACTCTTGAATAGAACACGCGAGGAGTACGCAACCAAAGTAGAGATGCGGGAAAACATGGATAGAGTTATGGAAGCCTTGCACAGGCTAGAAGACAAACTAGACAGGGCGTTGAATAGGAATTAATTATGGCGGATGAAACAAAAACAATCAATACGGATGTTGCGTTAGAGACAGAAGTAGGCACACTAGCTGGTGCTGGTTTACCCGCTGCAACCTCTACAAAACAACAGATTCAACAGGATGAGTTACTAGCAAACGAAGGTGTAACTCTGGGAGATACGTCTGTTTTGTCTGCCCGAACAGCGTCTACGGATGGGCTGCAAGTAGGTATACCCCAAGCACCGACTGCAGGTCTAGGACAGGTAGACCAGATATCTTCTGTAAGTCCGGGATTAGAACAGCTAGGTTCGGCCCAAGCAGCACAGTTTACACCCACGGGTGATTACATGACCGCCCCTCAAGGGCAGGTATCTGCACAATCAATAGCTACTGCTGCAACAGAAGAGTTAGATAAACGGGCAACAGTTCAGTATCAGTTGGGCGAACTGATGTCATCCCTAGAAGAAGGTAAGCCTATGCCGCCTTGGGCTTCCCCGCAAGTTCGCAAGGTCAATGCGGTGATGCAGTCTAGGGGACTTGGCGCATCTAGCATGGCATCTGCAGCAATCACGCAGTCGCTTATGGAGTCTGGTGTACAGATAGCAACAGCGGACGCTAACAAATACTCTGCAATTCAGTTGCAAAACTTAAACAACAAGCAACAGACAGCCCTGCAGAATGCCGCAACCTACGCTGCGATGGACAAGGCTAATCTAAGTGCGAGGTTACAGGCAGCGGTTACGAACGCACAGGCTTTCTTATCTATAGACTTGAAGAACCTAGACAACCAGCAGAAAAGCGACACGCTAACTTATCAGACATTAGTTACGGGTATGTTTAAGGATGCGGCTGAAGAGAATGCCCGTCAACAATTTAATGCGAAGAATGAGTTGCAGGTAGAAGAGTTTTTTGCAGAACTAGGTTCGCAGGTAGAAACAGCCAATGCTAATCGTGTTGCTTCGGTAGAACAGTTTAATGTGTCTCAAGAAAACTCCATGTTGCAATATAATGCCACCTTACGAGATTCGCGGGACAAGTTCAATGCACAGATGCAATATGCTGTAGACCAAAGTAATGCGGTGTGGAGACGTACAATAAATACTTCTAACACTGCCTTGGATAACGAAACAAACAGAATAAACGTTCAGAACGAGTACAATGCAAACCAAAACGCCCTAAATAATTTATGGCAGATGTATCGTGATAACGCATCTTGGAACTATCAGAAGTCAGAAAACCTACTCAACAGACAGCACGATTTAGGTGTGATTGCCCTTGAGTTTGCAAACACGATGCAATTGTATAATAAAGAACAGAAAGCTGCGATGTCAAAATCAGCAGGTGCGTGGTTCACAAACTTTATGAATGACTTTCTTAATATAGACTAGGAACAATACAATGTTAGAAAAATTCGGTTTAGATAAAGCGTTAGAAGTAGCAATCGATTTCGGTGCGGATTTGTTACTAGGCGGAAAATCCAAACTTAAATCAGATTCCGATATTGAAGAATCGGGTACGTACTTCAGTGGAGATAGGGATACAAGCAGTGGGTTTTTAGGTCGTGTTGCAAAAGCTGCCTACAACACGTTCGGTGCAGGTGCTACAGCAGAACAGCAAGCACAGCAAAGAGGCATGTCTATAGAAGAGATACAACGTGCTGCCGCAGCAAACAGTCGTTTTAGACCCGGTGCGGTTGGACGACCACAGGGTACTCGTTTCACACCTACAAATGTCATGTACTTAGAAGCGTTGAAGAGACGTATGCAGATGGCAAACTATGACGCTGACCTTGAGAAGTTAACATCACGCTACACCATACCCGTTAGACCTACACTTGCTGGTACAAAGATACCGTCTCCCGGTTCGACAACAATAAAACGAACAACAGCAGCCCCTAGATTAAAATTAGATAAGTCAACAACAGCGACAGTTTAAGGAACGAATGATGGCAGAACCAGTATATGATGAATTTAGTGCAGCACCCGCTGGTCATTCTTTAACTGACGACAATTCTAGATGGCCTTGGGGTAATCCACCACAGATGGTAGACCCTAACAAGGTGTTAGATAGCATGGTCGAAACCATGATGAAGCCCAGAAGTAAAAACGAGATGTT